CGGCGAAGATCGACGCCTGGGACGTCATCGTCGACTGGGCGAATGACGACGTCGAGGGCGTGGAGGGTAAGCGCCCCGCAGTGCCGGCCAACGACAACGTGTCGATCCCGACCTACCTCAAGTTCTGCGAGTCGCTCGGCCTGACCCCCACTGGTCGCACTCGCGCCCAGATCGAAGGGGGCGGCGATGGCGGCAGCGGCGCGCTCGGCAAGCTCCGACTCGCGCACGGCAAGAAGGGCGCCTAGCCGGAAGAAGCCGGCACGCCGGAAGGTCATCGGCTGCGAACGACCTCGGATCTTCACCCCGCCGCTGCGTCCCCTCGAGCCGCGGTCTGCCACCACCGAGAAGCGCACCCTCGGGTATGCCGTCATCGACTTCGCCGAGCAGGTCTGCGAGATCGACCTGTTCCCGTGGCAGCGGTGGCTCCTCATCCACGCGCTTGAGCTGCTGCCCGATGGGTCGTTCCGGTTCCGCAACGTGGTCGTGCTCGTGGCCCGGCAGAACGGCAAGTCCACTCTCTCGCAGGTGCTTTCGCTGTTCTTCCTATACGTGCTGGCGACGGCGCTGGTCATCGGCACGGCGCAGGATCTCGACGTTGCCGAGGAGATCTGGCAGGGCGCGGTCGACATCGTCGAGGAGACGCCCGACCTCGACGCGCTCAAGGAGCGGGTCGTCAAGGTCAACGGCAAGAAGTCCCTCGAGCTCAAGACGGGCGAACGGTACAAGGTCAAGGCCGCGAACCGCCGCGCGGGCCGTGGCCTCTCGGGTGACCTGATCCTGCTCGACGAATTGCGCGAGCATCAGTCATGGGACGCCTGGGGTGCGATCACGAAGACGACGATGGCCCGCCCGAACGCTCAGGTGTGGGCGCTGTCGAACGCTGGTGACGCGACGTCGATCGTGCTGCGGTACCTGCGCAAGATGGCGCACGCGGCGCTCGGCGACCCGGACGGCATCTGCGGCGCTGACGATCTGTCGTCCATGCTGCCCGCCGAGGGCGACCTGATGGACGACGAGCTCGACCCGGATGAAGACTTCGAGGTCGAGGACGACACGCTCGGCATCTTCGAGTGGTCTGCCCCGCCCGGGTGTGACCGCTTCGACCGTGACGCGTGGGCGATGGCGAACCCGTCGCTGGGCTACTCGATCACGGAGCGCACGATCTCGTCTGCGGCGCGGACGGACCCGGAGTGGGTGTTCCGTACTGAGGTGCTGTGCCAGTGGTCGGACGGCACGCTGGAGGGGCCGTTCCCCCCGGGCGCGTGGGAGGCCGGCCAGTGGGTCGGCGGCTCGAACCCGCCGCAGATCGTCGGCAAGGTCAAGGCCGGGCTGGCGATGTCGCAGGACCGAAGCACGACGTTCGTGGCCTTCTCGGGCCGCGACAAGGACGGCCGCGCGCAGGTCGAGATCGTGGCGCGCCGTGCCGGTGACGAGTGGGTGCAGGACTGGCTCACGGACCCGAAGCGCGCGGACCTCATCGAGGAGATCACGGGGCAGGGTAAGGGCGCGCCAGAGTCGGCGCTGCTCGAGGAGCTGCGTCTCGCGGGCCTGCCGGTGGTGAAGTGGGAGGGCTCGGCGCTGCCCGAGGGCACGGCGCGGTTCTTCGACGCGATCCGCGACAACGAGGTAACCCACCTCGCATGGCCTGAGCTCGACGTCGCGGCCGCTACTGCCGTGCCGAAGTTGACCGACGCCGGCTCGTTCATGTGGGACTCCAAAAAGTCACCCGTCGACATCGCCGCGCTGCGTGCAGTGAATGGAGCGCACTGGCTCCTGACCCGACCTCAAGCGGCTGCGACTAGCGCGTATGCCGACCATGACCTGATTGTGATCTGAAAGGGGGCGGGATGGGCTTCTGGGACCGCTTCCGAGGTATCGACAGTTCTGACCCTGCGCAGCGCGTCCTGCCCGAAGGCTATGAGCCGTTCGTCTCGACGGGCGGCATTCCGGTCATGGACCCCGGCACGCCGCTCGAGGTGTGGGTCGGTCAGCACCGCTCTGAGGTTGAGCGGTTCTGGCGGACCCAGCCGAACCTGCGCAAGGTCGTTGACTTCATCGCGCGCAGCGTGGCGTCCATCCCGCTCAACGCATTCGAGCGCGTCTCCGACAATGAGCGGGTCCGGCTGTCCGGTGAGCCCTTGGCCGACACGCTGCGGCGGCCACAGCCCCGCATGTCCCCCTATCGCTTCTGGCATGCCGTCCTGTCCGACGGCCTGCTCTATGACCGCTGGGCCGTCATCACTGCGCCGAATGAGGCGGGCGGGCTTGATCTTATCCACATCCCGTCGTGGCGCCTCTGGTTCAAGGTCGACCCGCTCAACCGGGTGGTGGCGATCAAGTATTGGACGGGCGACTCGGTCGGCCGCGGCGACGAGCAGTGGATCGACGTCCCGCTCGACGACGTCATTTTCGACCACGGCTACGCCCCGCGCACGGCCGGCCTGTCCCCGGTCGAGACGCTACGCGACATCCTCGACGAGAACGCTGAGGCTGTTCGTTGGAGGCGTGAGCATTGGGAGCAGGGTGCCAGAGTTCCGGCTCAGGTAACCCGGCCGGCGACCGCTCCCAAGTGGGAGGACGCTCACCGCACCCGGTTCGTTGAGGCGATGCGCGCATATACCCGCAAGGGCGCCCGTGCCGGTGGCCTTCCGCTGATGGAAGACGGCATGAAGATAGAGGGTCTCGACATCTTCAAGCCTCGGGACGCAGAGGACATCGAGGGGCGCCGGCTGTCGGCAGTCGAGACGGCTGCCGCGTACCACATCGCGCCCGAACTTGTCGGCGCGCGTGAGGGCACGTACAGCAACGTCGACGCCTTCCGACAGATGCTCTACGGCCCGAACCTCGGGCCTTACGTCGAGGCGTGGGAGGGTGCGCTCAACGCCCAGTTGGCGCCCCGGTTCGCGGCTGGTCGGCAGATCTACATCGAGGCAAACGTCGAGTCGAAGCTGCGCGGGTCGTTCATCGAGCAGGCGCAGATTCTCCAGTCGGCGACGGGTGCCCCGTACCTCACCAGGAATGAGGCGCGGACGCTGTCGAACCGCTCACCGCTTCCCGGTGGCGACGAGCTCGTGATTCCGCTCAACGTTCTCGTCGGCGGGCAGGCGTCCCCGCAGGACAGCGCACCGAAGGCACGCCGAGCACTGAAGGCGGCGCCGTCAGGCAACGAGCGGGCGAAGGCCCAAGAGGTGCTCGCCGCATTCTTCAAGCGGCAGGCGCGGGTCGTGCTCGGCGCGCTCGGCGCGAAGGCTGGCGCGGACTGGTGGGATGCGGAGCGGTGGGACCGTGAGCTCGCCGCAGACCTTCTCGCCCTGTCGCTGACGGTCACGGAGCGCAGCGCGAAGCGGGCGATCGAGGCGGCTGGCGGCAACCCGGGCGACTACGACGTGGACCGCACGGTGCGCTACCTGCAGGCCGTGGCCGCGCGCACCGCATCGTCCATCAACGCGACGACAAAGGCACAACTCGACGACGCCATCGACGACGAGGAGGCCGACCCTGCCGACGTATTCGAGCAGGCGAAGGGCTCCCGCTCGGCCATCGCGGCGGTGACGCTCACGACGGCACTGTCAGGGTTCGCCACCGCCGAGGCTGGCAAGCAGTCTGGTGCTGCGACGAAGACGTGGATCGTGACGAGCGCCAACGCGCGCCCGTCGCACGCGGCGATGTCCGGCGAGACGGTCCCGATCAGCGAGAACTTTAGCAACGGCATGGCGTGGCCGGGCGACTCGACCGACGCCGACGAGGTTGCGGGCTGTACCTGCGATGTCGAGTTCACCTACCCCTGAGCCCGAGGAGGGCAGCCATGAAGTTCAAGAGCATGGCCTTCGACCCGAAGCGGGTCAAGGCCGGCCCGGAGGACGGGCTCGCCGAGGGCGAGTTCATCGTCTACCCATCCACGTTCACCCGCGAGCCTGACGCCTACGGAGACGTCGTCGCCAAGGGGGCGTTCCTCGATGACATCGAGGCATGGAAGGCGTCCGGCAATGTCATGCCCGGATTGTATGGGCACCGCATGGACGACCCTGACTTCTTTGTTGCCGGCGCCCAGGAGATGGGTGAGGACGAACATGGCTGGTGGGTCAAGGGCTCGTTCGACTTCGACAGCCCTAAGGGCCAGCATGTCTACAACCTCGTAAAGGGCCGCCGCCTGAGCCAGTTGTCGTTCGCCTATGACGTGCTCGAGGAGGGCAAGACCGACGTCGGCGACGGGAAGACGGCCAACGAGCTACGCAAGCTCAAGGTCTACGAGTTCTCGTTCGTAATGATTGGCGCCAACCAGGACACGTCCGTCGTGGCGGTCAAGGCAATCACCGACGGACTGAAGGCGGGCCGCATCCTGTCCGCCAAGAACGAGTCGGCGCTGCGTGAGGCGCGCGACTCCATCGACTCCGTCCTCTCGTCGCTCGGCGACGAGGAGGGCGGCAAGTCCGCACCAGCGGACGACTCCGACCAGGAGAAGGCCAGCGGTATCCCCAAGGCCAACGTCGACGCCAGCGCCGAGGAGCCCCCCGGGGCCAACGCGCCCGTGCCGGCCGAGGAGCCGAAGGCGATCCCGTCCGTCGCTCGACTGGCGGCACAAGCACACATCTATGCCCTGAAGGGGCAGGAAGGGGTTCAGTCGTGAACCTCAAGCAGATGCGCGCCGCCGCGCTGAAGGCGGCGCAGGACATCATCGACGGCGCCAAGGCTGCCGACCGTGACCTCACGGCGGACGAGCAGGCGACCGTCGAGGCCAAGTTCGCCGAGGTCGAGGAGCTCGACGCGAAGATCGAGGCCGCTCAGAAGTCCGCCGACCTCGTGGACCGCATGTCGCGGTTCGAGGTCAAGGAGCCCGAGCAGGTCCGCCAGGAGCAGGAGCAGGGCGGCAGCATTGGCGAGCGGTTCGTCAAGTCCGCCGCGTTCAAGGCGTTCCGCGAGAACAACCCGTCGGGTGTCGGCTCCGGGTCCCCGATCCGCATCGAGGCCAAGGGCATCGGCGGCGTCGCGGAGCTCGGCATCGGGACCAAGGCGACGATCACCACCTCGACTGGTCAGATCGACCAGCAGCGCGAGGCGGGCTACCGCAGCAACCTCGTCGACCAGCGGCTCTCGTTCCTCGACCTCATCACGGTCGGAACCACGAACGTCGCCTACTCGGAGTACGCCCAGATCGTGTCCGAGACGAACAACGCCGCGATCGTGGCTGAGGGTGACCTCAAGCCGCTGTCCGACGTGACCACGGCGCTGCAGGAGTCGAAGGCGTACACCTACGCTGACGGCTTCGACATCACGAACCAGACGCTCGCCGACGACGGCGCGCTCGCTGCGTTCATGGAGTCGCGCATCCGCCGCCACGTCCTCGGCGTGGTCGAGCAGAAGGCATTCAACGGCGCTGGCACCGGCACCGAGCCGGCCGGCATCATGAACACCACCGGCACGTTGGCGCAGGCGTTCGACACGGACGTCATCACCACCCTCGCCCGCGCGTTCGAGACGTTCGAGACGAACAACCCGGACATCGACCCGCAGGCCATCGTGATGAACCCCGCCGACCTGTGGGCGCTGCGCCTGCTCAAGAACGGTCAGGGCGACTACCTGCTCGGAAACCCGCTGCAGCAGGGCCTCATCCCCACCCCGTGGGGCGTCCCCGCTGTGCCGTCGAGCAAGCTGGCTGCGGGCACCGCGCTCGTCGGCCGGTACGACTCGTTCAACTTCCTCCAGCTCGAGGCGCTGAACGTGCTCGCCTTCAACCAGCACAAGGACTACGCCCAGCGGAACATGGTGTACGTCCGTGCCGAGCTCCGCGGTCGGCAGCTCTTCTACGCGCCGCGCGAGGTCGTCGTCGCCGACCTGACTGCCGTCTGATGGCTGGCGTCGAGATGGTGGTCGTCAACGGGGTGAGGTATCGCCCCGAGGACGCGCCGAAGGCCGACAAGAAGGGTGCTGAGGAGCCCGCCAAGAAGGCGGCCAAGGCGCCCGCAAACAAGGCGCGCAGCGCCTCCGACAAGTGAACTGAGGGGGCGACGTGGTCACCGACCCACTAGCGGCCACGCCGACCGGCGTTGACGCTGACGCATGGGAGGCAGCCTGTGGCGCCGTCCGTGCCTACTGTGGCTGGCACGTCGCCCCCTCCGTCACGGAGACGGTCACGGTGGACGGGCCGGGTGGGAACGTCCTGTTCCTGCCGACCCTCCACCTGACCGGCATTACCTCGCTCACCAACGACGGCACCACCGTCACGGACCCGGAGTGGTCCGAGGCGGGCATGGTCCGCGGGTCGTGGACTTCCAAGTTCCGCGGCGTCGTCGCCGAGATCACCCACGGCTACGAGGAGTGCCCAGCCGAGATCATCGGCGTCCTCACCGAAGCCGCCTCCCGTGGTGTTGGCGGTTCCGCAGTGTCCCAGGTCGGGCAGGTCCGCATGGGCGGCGTCTCCGGCGTCCCAGGCGCGGCGTCGTTCATGCTCGAGCAGGAGGCCGTCCTCGACCGCTACAAGCTCCCCCCGCGGCCATGAACCTCGGGACGCAGACGATCGTCCGCAGGCGCGCTGGCGTGACGCAGGGCGACTACGGCAACGCCTCGAGCGACTGGGGCAACCCGGAGTCGCTGACCATCGCAGGCTGCTCCGTACAGCCAGCGGCCGGCTCGGAGTTGGTCGACAACCGCGAGGCGATCACGACCATGCTCATCGTCTACGCGCCCATCACGGCCGACGTCATCGACACTGACCGCGTCGAGTACGCCGGGACGATCTACGACATCGACGGCCCGGTGGACGTATGGGCGGTCGGCACCCCGCTCGACCACAAGGTGATCCGACTGAAGCGGGTGAGCGGCTGATGCCCAGGCGTGTACGTATCGAGCTCGACCGGGCTGGCGTGCGTGAGGCTGCGCTCTCCTCTGACGAGGTGCGTGACGCCGTGTCGGCCATCGCCCAGCGGATCGCATCCGAGGCGCAGTCGAAGACGGATGACGAGATCGTCGTCAATGACGCCGGCCAGTCCCGCGCCCGCTCCTACGTGACCCGGCTCGGCTCGGGCGCCCGGGGTGAGGCTGAGGATCGCGCGCTCGGCTCAAGCATCGGAGGCTGACCGTGCCGCTCGTCATCCAGGCAGACGCCCTCAAGGTCATGGCGGACTACCTCAAGACGGCAGTGCCGTCCGTCACTGACCCGGCAGGGTTCGCCTTCGCCGGCACCAACCTGCAGCCCAACGTGACCCCCGTCAACAAGGTCATGTGCCGTCACCTCGGCGGACCCGACGAGGGCCGCACCCACTCCCGGCCACGGCTCGACGTCCTCGTGTGGGCGGACGGCTCGGTCAACACGCAGGGCACCGCGCTGCGCATGGCACGCATCCTGCATGGGATGGTCCGCCGCGACTTCCGCACCAGGGGCGTCGCCTCACCAGTCCTGCTCCCCGACCCGGCCGACCCGTCCAAGAGGGTCGCCCTGTTCAGCATTGAGCTGCTCACGAAAGGTATCCAGTCATGAGCAAGAAGAGCGTCACGCTCGCCTACCCGTACACAGGTGCGGACGGCAAGAACCACAAGGCCGACACGACGCTCTCGCTCGATGTCGCCGAGGCCAACCGCCTGCTGATCGAAGGTCTCGCGCGT